AGACGTCGTAAATTCCCTTCTGGAAGACTATCCTCTCTTATTTAATCCTTGACTTTTTTATTAAATCCCATATATATGGGCACTGATGAAAAGGAGACAGAAGAATGACAGATATTTCTAAGTTTAAGTCAATCGCAATCAAGATTGATTCTTATAAACGAGCCAAACCTATGGCAGAAGAAAAATACATGTCCATGGGTGCATTTGTTCGTTATCTTATTGATAAAGAACATGAACAACAAACAAATGGAAAGGATCAAAATCATGACAGACCAAATTCAAAGTAGCATTAAGCAGGCTCTTTATGTCGCAGTTGTTAATAAAATGTCGGGGGAGCTCTCGGAACTGGACGCCAAGGAAATACTACTAGTAAATAATCCAACTTACATCACGAGCAAGGACCACGATCACGCTGATCACATTGAGGAATTAAAGAACATCATAATCAAGAAAAACGGATTGCGAGATACTATTAATTCTCTTCGTAAAACGCATTTTAAACCACAGAGCCCGTCCAAAGATGGTAAAGATAGTTAGTGCAGTAACAAAATTTACTGAAAATAACGAAGAATATGTCCGCGTGTACTATACGGACGGAACAATAAAAGTGTTTGGAGCCTTTGAGTGGAGTGCTCTTGTCAAGGAAGGAAAAGACTTGTGGAATTCACACCAAGGGGAAGTATCCCAAATACAAGAAGACTTAAAGAAAAACCCGGAGAGATTTGATGGTTAATCAAGAGATAAATTATGATATTTATCAACCTTTTGGCCCCAGTATCTTAAAAGTTAAGATGCCGCAGGCATACGTAAACTTGCTCAATGCTGAAGCAGATCGCATTCTCTATGATAAAAAACTAAGTGAAAAGTATGATTGGAGCCATAATCTGGCAGGCAATGTTAAAAAAGAAATTGCCATTGATCCCAGTAAGATAACAGGATTTCCCGAATTTCTAGTAACAATGTCCGACCAGTACTTGACAAAGGTACTGCCAGAATGGACAACAGACGCAAAAGTCAGCTTTCGCGTATGGGTAGTAAGCCAGTATGCAGGAGACTTTAATCCTGTACATATTCATGACGCCAATTTATCGGGCGTGGCTTTTTTAAAAGTACCACCTGGATTTAAAGCAGAATATGAGAAAGAGGATCATCATCCCACAGCAGGATGCCTTGAATTCTTAGGATCAATTCCTAACCACTTTGCACGTCATAGTTATATTGCCAAGCCAGAAGTTGGAGATTTCTATCTCTTTCCAAGCTGGTTGGCTCATCAAGTTTATCCTTTCCGTTGTGAAGGGGAAAGACGTTCAATGGCATTCAACGTGCACTTCAGCACAAAAGAGCCAGTTAAGGGGATAGATGTATAATGAGCATCCGGAATATCCAGAAAGAACAAAGTATGATAAAAAAGCACGAAACTACCGGTACAAGTATGACATTGATTTCAAGACATATCACTGGAATGATTTAACCCTCAAGGAGCGCGATTATTGGCGTAGCCTTGTACAAATAGACGAGGAACATGCAAAAGAGAAATTTCAAAGTCGCCATGCGAGAGATGAGCGAGCACGTTTCCCGAAGAATAAGGGAATACACCGAAGAACTCATTCACCGCAACAAGGGGGATGATGATAAGTTACGAATGGGATCGGTGGGAATGGACTTGGACCATCCTAGAACGATCTTATACGTTATTCTTCATAAACTGATACAAGATGATTTTAAACCACGCAATGATACATATGAACAGATCATGCATGACATATTTAAACAGCTAAAAATAGATGAGCCGAGCAGACCTCAAGAGGAAGAACCACAAAGGCCGACGAAAAGTCGGGTCAAAAAAACGAAGAAATAGACGTCGTATTCGATTAGGAATGAAGATTAGACGTAAATAATCTTTTACGTCTCTTATCCCATCGTTTTCTCCACGCCCACGCATTGAGCTGACCGCTATATTTTTCTATTAGGCCGAGCAAGAAATGCATTCCTCGTCCTCGTCGTAATTTGTTACAAATTTCTGATTATAAAGACTCTCGGGAGGCTTTTTCGCCATATCTTCTAATGTTTTTGCATCATTGCCGTCGTTACATTTACAGCGTTCTTTCTCTAGTCGTTCTACCCTGTCTGCCAGGTAGCAAAGCATTTTTTCCATATCCCTTTCGGTCATCATAATCTCCTTTTTGTGTTTTGGGGTGAACTTTCCGTTATATACCTAAAACGGACATGGGATCAACATCTTTTATTTCTGGGATCTATTAAAGTGGTTCAACCGACCTTGCTGAGTGTCTTACCCTCTTAATCTTGCCATGTTTCTCCAGCGAGGAGATAAAACTATGGACCATGGACTTGGAAGCCAGTCCCATAGGCTCTCTCATTTCATCATAAGACGGCGAGTAGCCATTCTTTTTGTAATATTCCTTTATGAATTCTAAAAGTTTAGCTTGTCTCTTTGTCATTACCCACTGCCTTTTAAAATTTTATTTACATAAGAATCATCAATAGGTTCAATCTCGTCCTGCATCTCTTCGGAGTAGGTCCTTTCTTTCGGCTCATAGACAAATTGAGTAGAACAGTACTCACACATCGCCTTGTTATTGTCATCAAAAGTATAGTAGACAATCGGATGATCGTCGGCGCAGGAAAATGTCCTCGTGTGGATTACTTTAGGTTTCATTTTTATCCGGATAATAAGGAAACTCCTTACGATGCTCAATATATCGTTTATGTCTTTCCCACCAATCCTCTTCAACAATATCATCACGGAAATCTCCGTAGGGTCTGTTTTTTCCCACGTTGGTGATCTTGTTCTCCTCCAAAATTTTCATAACCTCTTTAGTTTTCATATAACGCTCCGGATTCCACGGCATTATTTCTTATCCAGATTATGCCCTATGATAAAGATCATAAAGGCAATAAAGCCAAGCAGTGTAATAATCAAGACGAGGGATGTTAGTATCATAAATTCCATCAGTCCGTTCCTTCCCACTTATCGAGGATATAATCTCTTTGTTCCTCCTCAAGTGCCTTCTCAATCTTCTTGATTCTCTCCTTTAGCTTCTTTAGTTCTTTCTCAAGCTTCTCTAGCGTCATGCAAGGCTCCGCATGTGATCACTCATCTCCTTTGCCCTGTTAGGTGTTTGTTTTGCCCACCTGGAATCCAGCATTTCTGTCGCCGCCACATCATATTGTGGTGGACTCTGTTTTAAAGCCTTCCACATATTATGGAACTTGGAAACACCGGTTTTTCCCAACTGAAATATCATCTCCACGATGGTTTCTTTTGCCAGGTCCTTTAGGTCCGGGCAGTCGCTACAAAGCTCCTCAGCGCCTTCTATGGCGTTTTTTAAATCGTCTTTTAGGATTTTCATGAGGTATTTCTCGGAATACTCCTTATTATCCTCCCAGTGGTCCTCGACGCAGAGATGTCCCACTCCCACGGTTCTTTTGCCTAGCGAATCGAGGTACACCTTATTACGGTAGCCTTCGTGTTCCTTTACGGATTTTAGTAGTCTGTTCATGTCCATGCTTTTTTCTCCTTTTCTTGTAAATAGGTAATTGATTTTACCCATCCTTTTGGAATCGTGACGTATCGTCCGCCATCCTTATCCTCATCCTTCTCTTCCTGCGGATCCAAACACCAGGATCCTATGATTGTTACTGTCGTCTCGTCATTGCGTATCATCCAGCCAATGTCAACGCACGTCGCCAGCTTGGCGTCGCGCATTTTGCTCAAAGTCACCCATCCCGTCTCACCGTCCATGGCGTCCATCCACACAACGCGGACCATGGGCCAGCAGTCTGGATATTTTAGCTTAGGCTCTTCAGATAGTTTATCATTTCCTTCCATTTCTCACTCTCCTTCCTTTCCTTGTGCCTGTCGGGCACGACCTTATATTTATATTTATCCGACCGCACCTCACGTGCGATAGGATTTCGTTTCTTGTAGATAATTCCGTGTCTTTTCATCTTTTCATATCGCAGTTATAGGATAGTGTTCTTCTCACACCGTTGCCTGTAAAGGGATAGACACCGTGCTTGATGTCATAGGGAAATACATATAGGTCCCCGACCTTCAAATCAACCTTGTGCTGATTATAGCCAAACATTCCACCGCCATTACCTATTAATTCCAATCTTCCGTTCGCTGGATCGTCCTCTCTTGCAATCTCCACACCGTAATCACTAGGCTTTTTTAGACACAGGACGGATGTCAGCCCGATCTCCGTCTTTCCCACGTGATGGTGCATGGGATTATACTCATGCTCTTTCATCTCATTGATCCACGCTGATGATGGATGAGCAAAGCGCATGACCTTGACTTCCATCAAGTAGTCGTTGAACCTATCTTCAAAATATCTTTTCACGCTCTCCGACAGTTCTTCGTCCACTCGGTGCTCTTTTTTAATCTTTCCCGCCAGGTTGTCGTTGTAGCTTTTTAAATAGGAAGAGCAAGATTCATAAAGGACATTGATTTCCTCAACAAGCCCTTCGGGAACATCAAAGTGCAGAATCTTCTGGCCCAGATGGATTGTGTTCATAGACCGCGGACCATAAAAAGGTCCATTCCCCTCTTAATTTGAATATAGCTATCCGCGTCCACTTCATTGACGCGGTCCCATATGTCCACTTCATACTCGCCGTGCTCAGCAATGAATTCATCACGCGTCATTTCCGCCGCGTCCTCCTCCATTTCCATCAGCCACGCTTTCACTTTTCCTGTCATGTTCTTTTTCCGTGCAATGCGTTAATGCCTAAATTATAAACACATTCCTGTTTAAATTCTTCCACGTGCTTTCTCAAATCCTCATCTGATTTTATTTCCGTTAACCTCATGAGCTTTTCTGCTACATAAAATAAACATACTCTGTTATCTTGTTCTGTATTCTTCATTCTTTCTCCTTTGTTAAGTTTCTAGATACAACGGTGTATACACTCCCATGTGCGATCCCGCAACATTAAAATCAAAAAATTCACTCGCCTCGTCGTAGGACATATTATCACGCTCCATGAGGATATTGAGGATTCCCTCTGTCTCGTAAACCACACGAGTTCGCTCGCCGTCCCAGATTACTCCTGCAATGGCTTTGTCGTAGCCGTCGGCGAACAGTATGTCTGGTTCGTCGTCAGCGTAGAGGTCCTCGATGTCTTTCCTATTCATGCACGGTACTTTATTATATTTTGGCGTATCACGCAACACGGAACTGGTGCGACATTTTGTCTTAAAGTTATCCACAAAAAAGTGCATATCTGTGGATAACTTGTTTCACTATATGAAATAGGTCCTATTAATTCCCATTTTAATAAGATATACTGAATTAAGATTAAAAAAGTTTTAATCTTGTTCTTTGAAACAGTTAATAAGAAAGGAAAAATATGAAAAACAAATCATATCCTTTTAACTCCATTCAAGAGTATGATGGAAAGAAAGGAAAAATTATGAGAAAGAAATGTCATCAATGTGGTGAACAGTCGGTCATTAGATATAGAGATACGTCTTTATCATTAAATGATTGGTC